ATGGAATATCCAATCCAACTGTTCGTCTACTTGAATGAGCAAGATGCAGAACAAACGCGTATAGTGTCGAACGTAATCAAAGATACAGTGCAGGACCTTAATCGGCTACTGCAGTCTATAAAGCGAAAAGCCAAATACGGCGTCACCAAGCTATCATCTTCAATGCTAATCTTCTAACTCTAAAGTGCGTATTATATCTGCTTATGTTGAATGCGATTGCATATGCTAGTCCTATAAAATGTCTCTCTTTTGAGGGACTATTCAATGAAGTATCACGAAATGACTAAAAACTATATTTTTCGTGAATTTGAATGTGGTTTATCCGTCGAACAAGCTGCTGAACTTTGTTTAAAAACTGTGAGAACAGTCAAAGAATGGGATAAGGGGGAAAACCATTCCTCCTGAGTGTAAACGGCTGATGAGAATGACAAAGGGAAGGGAATTGAGCTCATCTGAGCAATGGGAACAATTCAAAATGCATTATGATAGATTAGAACTTCCAACAGGGCAGCTAGTAACGGCTCAACAAGTTTTGACTGGAATTGCTTTGTTAGAGATTGGAAGCGAACCAGACCAAGTTACGATGACAAAAATCCTCAGATATGTTAGAGCGATAATTCAAACGAAAATCTAATAAATGCCCCGAAATGGGGGGGCATTTGTCTAATCTTTATTTATAATGAATAAGTATTGGCTTAACCTGTTAATTATATTTTTCATTATTTCAAAATCAATTCCAATCTTGTTTGATAACGAAAAAATCAATAATACCTCTATAAATATAGTATTTTTATGTAATTCTTCCTCAGTTATATAAAAATCATTAGCATGTGTAATGTCATTTCTAATTTTCGTTACTTTTGGAATGTCGCCTTTAGAAAATAACCATGTTTTAGTAACTTCTGTTGGAATTGATAAATATAAGTCTTGGATGCATTTTGCGGTATTGTATTTTCTCTTGTTATAGTAAGGAATTCCTTTGAGGAAAGAGTTTACGTTTTTCTTGTCACCAAATTTTTTAATAAGATAGTTTCTAGATCTTTTAATTAAATCATTTAAAACTTCATCATCAAGAAAGCTTTTTTCCTTTTTACATAAAGACTCTAAAAGTCTGAAGTAACCAAGGAACTTCTCTTCATCACTTGTCATTCTCTTGTATTTTAAATATTTGAAAAAATGGTTTTTATCGTGTTTATCTAAGCTGAAGAAATTGGAAAATGATTCCAAAGGCAAAGAAGGTAGTCCAAGTTGGTCATAGTTAAGATTATGACTACATGGAAAAAACTCATAGTCCATTTTGTTGTGCTGCGAGAAGTGTTCTGTGGGAAAGTACAAACTAGCCAATTGACTACTTTGACCATAACTGACATCTATTTTTCAATTGAAAAATCTCTACCAATAAAAAACACCAAAAGTGTATACAATTCATCAAATTTATACTTAACATCTTTAGCGATAAGTTTTTCATTAAATAAATAATTAAAAGACGGAGTGAAAAGCATACCTGTACTAAACTCATTTGGTGAGTCATATACTGTCAGGTTGTACCCTACGGTAAAATATTCATTATTATTTAACGAAATATGGAATTCATTTAAAAGATCGCTATTACTAAATGGATTACTTTTATAATATGAATCAACGATTTCTCTTTGTTTTTTTGTATGACCTAACCATCGATTGAGACATGATGAATGCAAGCTTAAGGAATCAAATCCTATATGCTCTTGGTAAAAATTGGATGGTACTAGGACTAAATAACCAACGCTATATGAGCATTCTATAACAACGACATCTTTGTTATAGCTAGTCAATGTCCTTTTGGATGCGCGCAAAAGGTTTACATTATTAAGTATGAATGTTTTATTAATACAGTGACATTCAAGGTTCTCCATGTTGCTCCAGTCAAAGGCAAACTTTCTACCTTCACGTACCTCCCCAAATACATGTAATAAAATCTCTCTTGGGCTTAGCTTCAGTTTTGCTGCAAAAGGAACTCCTTTGACATCAATCGTTACGTTTAACTCGTAAGTTTCTGACAGTCTTAATTCAGTAACATCGTCTTTCATGTGCACCCATAATTATAACAATCTGTTTTATTTGATTGTAATACAGGGCTGCAAGATTTTGCTATAGCTAGAATTTCTTGTACAGTGTACAACGCCAGCTCGGAGTGGGAATTTACCCCCCGTAATACAGATTCGGGGGGGGTTTGACCTCCCGCCGCACGTCGCGCAATCGTCCTAGCCCGTCCTCACTTGCTCCGTGCGTCCGTCGGAGAGAACCCAGAAAAGAAGAGTAAGCATTGCTCGACACTCGCAAAGCTTTGATGTTGTGAGTATGCAGCGTTCCGGTAGGTTAACGCGCCTTTGGTGTGGATAGTCTCTGCGAGGCTGGTCTAGCAGGAAGGAGGGCGGCAGCATCCAAGTAGCTTTGGGCTGCTAACCGCGCCGATTAAGTAATGAGGCTAGGTTTTGCTGTGGTGGGCGGCTTGGTGCCTCGTCGTCGCTCCGCAACTCCTTATCCCTGCGGGGCAGGCACCGTGCCTTTAATTGAAGTAGTCGACCAGTTTGCCTAGGAGATATCTCGCAAGGTCATACACGAGCACCACAATGACTGCATTCACTATCGAGAGATGATCAAACAGCTCGATGATGTCAACCAGCTGTCCATGCGTTACGTATTCATTCATTAGCTTTCGTCCCCACCAAACAAACCGCCAACGGGTTTGAGTTCAATATCTTGCTCTTGCCGTTGTGCATATTGCTCATACGGCGAACACGTGACATAGAAGTTGGATGCGCCGTGGGACAACTGGACGAGACAATCGTCCAGATATTCCATCTTGACGCCCAACTTATTTAGGAACCCGTCATCGAGGTAAGTCACACCACGCGGTGTGACAACCTCAAAATGCACGTTGACGTGTATCGAGGTGGCTTTGTGCCAACGTTCCACCGCAGAGACATAGATACTCTCTGAGTTCGCCAGTGGGAACCAAGCCGGAACGGTGCCTACGTCATGATAAGACTCATTCCCGCAACCAGAACCCGTACAGCCAGAACCACTAGAACCCATGACAGAACCAGGCGAACCACTTTGACCAGGACGTGCTTGACCTTGCGAAGTCGAAACGCCACTTTGCTGCAAAGTTTGATGAAGCTGCGTTCCTTCCGCAGTTGTCGTCTCAGAATCAGAAACCATACCAATAAGCGCATAAACTAAGTACCCAAATGAAAGCACGACCAGTGCCATAGCTGCTAAGAATTTCGGGTTAAGAAAGATATTCTTTCCAAGCCCCGACTTGGTGATTTGCCCCGTGACGGTCGAGGCGTAGAGTAGGTGGACATCAAGCGGCACCTTGAGGTTATAAACCACATCGTCTTTGCTTGGTTTGGTGACCGTTCGAGTCGGGTCATGTTCCAAGATGCGCGGTTTGCGGTTGGAAAAGAAGATCCCATCTTTACCCTTATGTTGCTTGGCCAACTCCGCAACACCTTTTAACTCTTTCGGGATTTGAGCAAAGTCAGGCGTGAGCAACACAATGTCCCAGTTGTAGTGCCGGTGCTCCATAAAGGCGTTGTTAAAGTTCTCTGGATAGATGATGCGTCCTTGCTCATCAAAGCGTGTGCGTTGGCAATCGTCTATCTCGCCATTGTCCAAACTGGATGTATCAATCGTTAGCCAACGAGAGTGAAACAGCTCAGAGAATCCCTCCGGTAAGTGAGGCTCAAAGTCAGTGAAAGGGCGCTTGTGTATGTTCGCCATTTTAAAACCTGCATTGACCGAGAAGATTTGCTGACACTCATCAATGAGGATGAACGCCCAATGGGCGCCCAACAGAAAAAGTATTTCCAAAGCTCGAAGCCTTCAGGATTGCGAGAGCTAATGCGAATGAGCCGAGCCGTATCAGGAAACTTCTCACCAAGGCGTTGTTCAATCACTTCAAGTGGCTGCATGCCATGAATGTTGGTAATGCAAATTCGACCTTCACGCAGTGCAGGCAGTAAGTCAAACCACACAGCGCAAGCCGATTTGTAAGAGCCACCGTGACCGTATCGAAATGAAGTAGCCATTCAATCACCAGTTAAAAAACGCATAACTAAAGACGTAGCGAACGCATCAAAGATGACACGTAGCCCAGAGGTGACGCCGTATTCGGTCAAGATATAACGGACGTCAGAGGGAAGTGCATTAAAGCGGTCTTCGACAAGCGTATAGACGCCATACTCTTCGAGCAGCAGCTGCGCAATCTTGAGTGCGATTTGTATCGAGGCAATCTTGATATCGAGCCATACTGAGATAAGCCACATCGCGCCGTATTCAAACGCGTTCTTTATCCATTCAATCGCCACATCAAAGAAGTCGAGAAAGGTTTGCCCAATGTTGGCAATAAACTCTAATGCTGAGTAGATGTATTCCATGTTATTTACTCCGATTACCAAACAGAACCCAAAGGGCGATTAAGGCACAAATGAACAGCACGACAGGGCGCACGTAGCCCGATACCGCATCAAAACGCTGTAATCCTGATTCAACGGTTGCGCCTTTGATGTTAAAAGACTTGTCGCTTAATGTGCCGTTGTTGAAGTTGGTGCCGATAGTGATTAAGCCTTTGATGTCGTCCACATAGCCTTGGATGGATTCGGCTTTTTCATCTATCGTAGTTTGCAGGTTGGCAAAGTCTTCTGCCGTGAAGATTTCGCCAGTGATAGCGGTGCCCGTAGGTGTACCAAACTCTGAGCCAGTCAATAGACCCTCAATCGCATTTAAGCTGCTATCGAGTTCGCCCACAGAATCACCAAGCCCTTTTAAATCGTCACGAATACCAATAGTGGCGTTGGTATTGTTGTTCACCGCCGTAGTGATATCGCCGTTGGCCTGTTGGATGAGTGCCTTGGTGTTGTTATAAATTTTGTTGTCATTGATTTGCTGCTCTTGAATGGCTTGGGTGTTATCGACCAAAGAGCCTTTCACATCAATAACCGCGTTGGTGATGTCCGCGTGTGACTGGTTGATATCGACGTTAAGATCATGAATGCCTTTGTTCACATCCACGTTAAGCCCTTTAATAGCAGAAAGGACTGCCGTGTCTGTCGATTCATCCGTGTCAGGGTCTTCTACGTCCGGTTTATCATCAACGACACCGGGATTGACCGTGTTGGTTGAATCATCGGGTAGGACACTTGGGTCTTCAATCTCGCCTGTTGGGTCGTCAGGGTCATGGGTTGGGTCTTCTGGCGTATCCGGTGGAATGATTGGCTCGTCTGGCCCATTCACGCCCCCCCAGAAAAGTGTGCCACCTTCACACTGACGTCCAGTGTAAGCAAAGCGCAGAGAGCATTGAGAGTCGGGCGTGTACTGTCCATCAGGAACGCCAGTACAAATAATGGTGGATTCGTTTTTGGTCATTTCGCATCGAGTGGCACCGTAGTCACCGTAACACGCGCCCGTCACCAGTTCGCCGTAGACAGCAGGGTGCCAATACAATTTCACCGTATCGCCAATGGACTGTTTGAACTGACAAGCATCCATGCATGAGCCATCAGGATTGGTGCCAAATTCACAGTTCGATTCGCACATGTTTTCTCGGTTAAGTTCGGTGCCAGCAGGACATTGAAACCCATACCAACCATTAAACCTAACCGTTTGACCGGGATAATCTCCGCCTGAAACATTACAAATGGAACCACCACCATACTTGTTCACTTGCAAAAAGCACGTCGTGGTTTTGTAGTTCTTATATGGAACGCTGCGATTCTCAAGACAAGAAAGCACGCTAGCAATGTTGTAGCTTTTCCCGTTCTCAGCACAATCAAAAATACCACCTACATCCCTTGCGGTACCCGTTGTGGGAAATTGAGTCGCAGAAGCTTGGCTATAAAAAGACAGAAAGATTAACGGAAGAAAAAGCAGTAGTTTTTTCATAAAGAAGCCAATAAAAAAGGGAGCCGAAGCCCCCCTTGATTAACTGATTAGTGAGTATTGATGCCACTCACAAAGCCGTGGAGAAATGCCCCCGCAAAGGCAACACCTAGAATGATAGCGAGAACATCTCCAAGTAAATTACCAGATAAAGGAGGCATGGAGGCGAACCGTTAGCGACGCAAGAAGCCAACAACCATAGTCACACCAAAGCCCAGTGCAGCCATACCAATTAGACCCGCCACAACCAGTGATACGTTAGCTTGACCACCGGATACCGCAGAGTTGATTGCGCCCGTGATATCGACTTCAGCGAAGGCCGGAGAGACAGACGCGACCATAAGAGCAGCGCCAGCTGCGGTTTTTTTGTTTACGACTGCGTGTTTTACGTTAGTTACAACAAGTTCTAGTTTTTTCATAAGATTTACCTTTTACTCATAAGGCGAACAACACGACCCACCCAGTGACCAACGACCATGTTGATCAAGAGCACGCCACTGACATACAGGAACAAGTCACCGTTGAAGAGGACTGGTTCCTTATATTCTTGGTAGTCCACCGCCGAAATCAGCACGTATTCTTGGCAATCCACAACAGGCGTTTTCGTTGCTTTCAAATTGCCATACTGGTTAACGACGGTGACGCATACAGACAT